ATTTGATACACTCCGCTATTCATTATATTTTCCGAAAAATTCATTGAAGTGCTTGTACACTGCCTCTTCCTTTTTCTTGAGCTGTTCTGGTAGAATAAAGTATCTTGAAAATGCCTCAGCAAAGTGCTCTTCTGGAGTCTCTGCTGCATACGGACTGACCATGTAGGCGTTGATAGCTTCTTTTATCATTGTTTCCTTGTCTTGTCCTTTTACATCTGTGACAGATTCTTCAGCCTGTTTTCTAATGTCATCGTCCATCTTGCCAAAGGCATCAACAAACTTTGAAGCCTTTTTTAGAGAATCCTTTTGTTCTTTGTCTTTTGAATCTATTGTTGACAAGGGTTGCTTGTGCTTTATTCTCAGTGCGCCATAGAAATACGCATGACCGACTTCATGCATCATTGCAGCTTTTTTTACCATGTCGGACACTTCTGATGGGAAGTTAGAGATTGCAAAGCCCATCTTTCCGTTGACAGAGTTGATTAGACCGGCAGCATCTGCAAACTTGTCACGAAGTTTTTCTGGCACATCTAGTGTGTCATGAAGTGTTTCAACATCGTTTGTTATTCTAGTAGACACACATCCTGCATTTATTATAGAATAGTGTTCGTCAGAAATCTCTAATGCAGCCTCATTGAAGAGAGTTTTATACCCTTCATCTGATGAGTCGACAGCTGACAAGAACCTGTCTCTATTTTCTGTTGGGACATCTTCAGACTTCTTAGTTCGTGGTTCAGCTTCTTTGTAGATGTATCTAACCTTGCCTGATTCAGTAAGCTCTTTCCTGATGTATTTTGCATTCATCTTCTTACGGTCGAGTGTTTGTGTAGCCTTGAAGAGGTCGTCTAAAATCGCTTTAGCGGTGCCTTTACCATGACCTCTGTTTTGGAGTTCAACATCTAATGCATCAACTTCGTTGTTAGATTTTGCAAACTCTAACATGAACTTAGGGTCGACCATTGTGTAGAACTTGCCTTCATCTTCTCTAAATCGCAATAATCCTATTTGTGTCGGCTTATTGTTTACGTTTGCTCGTATTGTTATGTGATAGAAGCTATCAAGTGATTTTCCTATTACTTTCTTTTTGCCGAGGTTTCTCATTTGAATCTCAAAGTTGCCAGGAGATAAGAGAGCCTTCAGTTTCTTATTCAACTTGCTTTCTCTAGCTATGTAGATGCTGCTCTTCTGTTCTTTTTCGTCGTAATGCGGCATAACCATCACTAGTTCAGAGACGTATGCATCATGAAACGCTCCTGAATAGATTTCATAAAGCTCATCGGAGAAACCTTCTTTGAAATCCGAATCTTGTAGAGCGTCATAGAAAACCCTTTCAAGCTTCCTCATTCTAAAAGTATAAACATCAGCTTTGAGTCTTTTTACTGCAGCCCTGTATTTCTTATAAATGTCAGTTTGGCCAGGAGTCATTGATTGGGCTTCTGGCGTCTTACCTTTTATCCATTTCTCAAACTTCGAGGCACCGAGCTTTTTATATTTTTCTATGTCGGCTCTAAGCTTCTTATGCTCAGCATCATGATACGAAAGGTATTTCGCTTCATCAGCAGCTGAGTCGTATGTTTGTTGCATTTTTGCTGACCAGCTTCTAAGAGCATTCCCTGCTTTAGAAGACCCAGCCTTGATTAGCTTATCTGCAGCTGCATTGAATCTTGCAGTAACAACACCAATACCGTTACTCTTGAGAGTGACTGGTGCATTTCCAAAGGACTTCTGAGAAAGACCCATTGAGCCAACTTTTCCAGAGTTCAAGTCCATCATCAGAATGCCAAGGTCATTATTCTTGTCTTCTTGTGCATCAATAACAGTCAAGTCAGCAACACGGTCGCCACCTTGAATGTGAGCAGTAGATAGAAGCCTAAAATATTTGAAATCAACATCCGCTAATGAAGAAACCTTATTGAGGAATTTCCATTGAGCCTGACTGTCGTGAACCATCCTTTCAAGATGAAACTGATTCTTAGACTGTCTAAATGCAGCAACTCTTTCAACGAAACCTTTCAAAACTTTCTGATGATGTTCGTCTTTATACTCTTCTAATAAATACCTTGTTTTCATCATGCCGTCATTGAAATCTTTTACATCAGGGATTGCAGCAAAAATCTCCCACATGGGCCCATAAACAGAGTTGAAGTTGAATGCGATGTCCTTGACGTGCTTAGCAACTGCTACAGGATTAGATGTAAAGTTTATGAACTCTTCTACGGCCTTATCTTGCTCCGAAATAAAATCAGGGTCTTTATCGTGTTCAAGACTTTCTTCTTGAGACACTTTTCTGGGCTCTGAGTCGTGATAGAAATATTTATACCCTCCACCGCCCAAGGGAATTCGATACAAGTATTTGTGACCCGGCTTCTGCCAGCCCACTTTTGTCTTCAAAAGGTCGAAAAATGTTGCAACGCTAATCATGTTAGCCATTCGCATTCTTTCCTTTTAGTGATTCAGTTAGTTTTGTGTTGTATTCTGTAGTTCTATTGCCTGCCATGTTGAACATTTGCTTGTATTCTTTTACGGCAACGCCAGCAGGAAGATACTCTGAAACCTTTGTTCCCAGCATGCCCTTTAGATTAGTAAGCTCTTTGACAAATGCTTCTGGAGTTACATCTTCACCTCTAGCATCAATGGCAGTAGCTGCATTACTATAGTCTTTTTGTTCGAAGTATTTGCTATAGCGCTTGAAGCTTTTATCTTGTGCGACCGTAGCTTTCATTTCGTCAACCATCGCCAGCATGTCTTTATCTGAAGGTGCCTTAGAGCCCTTTGCCTCGTCATAGATGTATTTGTACTTTCCATTGCCGAGGTTCTCTCGCTTGATGTACTTATGGCCTGGACGCTCTAATCCTATCACAGAGTTTTGCGACGAAGACTTTACTTGTTGCGCCTTTGGGACACCATAGCTTTGAGCTTTTCTAACGAATCTTATTTTGAAATCGTTCATTTCAGTCCTCAATCATCTTCTGCTTTTTTCGTTTCTCTTCTTCTTTTTTGTCTAGCAAATAAACCTGTCCCTTATCGGACAATAAACTTGGTAGGCCCGCAGTCCCAACCGACACATCGCCTGATGTGCCAATGGTTGAACCAAAGTCCTTGTATAGAGTCATTTCAGTATAAGAGCGCTGAAGCTCATTGAGCTTCTCTCCCATCCAAGCACCTGTTTTTAGTGCATTGACTGTCAAGCCCATCAATTTCTTGTTATAGTTGTCGACGTCTGATTTTTCATTCTTCATTCTAGCGCTAATGAGATAGTTTATCGCTATCCTAAAATCCTCGGGTGATAATTTAGTTGAATCAATAATGCCAGTTCTGGATGCATGTGCATAAGCATGATTGAACTCGGCTTGTGCCTCAAGCTTCTGTTTCTTGCCGTAGGTTTCCCAGCCGGCTGCGGCCAGAAGCTTGTCAGCAAAGCCTGTCAAGAAGCTGTTGAACTTGTCGCTTTGCTTTATAATGTCAGCACGATACTTATCAGCAACATCAAATAGCTCTTCTGACTTTATCTTCTCGTATTTGAATACATTCCAATCGTCGCCTGCAAGAATCGATTCAGCAATCTTAGGATACGATAGAGCCTTCAAGCCCTTGAGTTTGTCGAAGTATGCCTCAGTCTTAGCTTTTATCATTGAGCCGTCTTCAAAGCGGAGGACAAAGCCCTCAACATCTTCTTTAGACTTCTTCTGGAAGTTTGAGAGCTCCTCAAAGCTGTTGAACTGTCGTCCACTTACTGCACCTAGTCCAAAGTTGCGAGCTATGTCGCCTGTCTCTTTGAAGCCTTCCATTTTAGAAGATTTGAGGTCTCTTATGCCATGGAGTACGAGTGCACTTTTACTGCCATAACCAATGACGACTCTGTATTTTGGGTCTATAAGCTCGAGCACCATAGACTTGCCGTTTTGAAGCATTTGCTTGATGTCATCATACCGTCCGCCTCTTTTCATCAATCTTTCAGCAGTATCAATGAAGCCCTTTTCATCAGGGTCTAACATTGCACGTGTGCCAAGACGGACTTTATCGCTATGCTTGTCATAGAACGCATGAATAAGAATGCCATCAACCTTTTCAGTCGCAATGTATTTCTGAGTAGCAACTTTCTTAGCTAGATTAGCCAGATTTCCGTCAATGTATTCGTCCATGTTGAAGAACTTCTCATACGGAAAAGACACAACATCGCCTGTTTCGGTGTCAAATGTAATGCCTCTCGACATCCTCATTTGCATAGACCATTTAGGGCGCTGCTTATCGGCATACTCTTTATTGATTGAATCGAAGAAGAACTTATCAGCATAGTTGAATGCCACATAGTGACCATCGTTAGAAAATGAAACATCTATGTAGTTTCTGAACTTATCACCTGATTCAGAGTTGAAATGGCTGTTGTCAAGTCCAAAGAAGTCCGCAAGAATCTGACGACCATTCAAGCGGGCGTATTCTGCAAATGATTCGCGATTTTTTATGCCGAGCTCACTAAGTTTAGATACGAAAGACTTTAGCTTCTCTCTACCTTGATTCAATGCATCTTCACGTGCAGATGGCGACAGATTGAAAAACTTATCTGAAGTAGCCATCATTCGTGAGTTGCCCGTAGATGCAATGTTTTTCTTGTAAGGAGTTTCTTGTTTCGGAAGACGAATGTCTGGGATTTCTTCCATCTTCTTGACGCGCTTCTGGACTGGGATTATTTTATGCGTGCGCTCCTTAGCTTCCTGGTAAATGTATTTGTATCCACCAGTTGGAAGGGGTACACGTCGGATGTATTTGTGTCCTGGACGTTCCGCACCCTTCACAGTTTTCACTAAGACAATGTTCATTCAGTTCTCTCGTCAGAAGTCATCAATTTTATTTATAAATTAACCGGTTTTAGGCTATCTCTTGCACTGCCTCAATAACCTTGTCAGCTGATACGAAGACGTTTGGGTCGTACGTCAGGCCATCCCAGATGTAGAACTGATTTGCTCGTAAATACTTTCTAGCCTTTAGTAGATTTCTATTTTCATGATACCCAAAAACATTAGGGTCTGACAGACCCCAAATAGCAATACCGGGCTTACCTACAAGATGAGCCAGATGAGGAAGAAAATTGTCAACAGAAATCCAGGTATGGCACCGAGCATCTATTAGGAGCTCCTTGATTTTTTTGAGCGGTAGATTTATTCTAAAATCATCAACCAGCTTCTTCTCGCCAGTTACACCTATTTGTAAGAAATCATATTCGTCTTTTAGGCCTTCGATAACCTTCTCCCAGTAAGGATAATTCTTGGGATTGTATGATTTATCGCGGAGCTCTTTACTCCATGGGCTTATTACAATGTATTTTCTCGACATGCAGCGAGTCTCCTCTTATTAGATTCAGACATCTTTTTCTTTGTCTCTTCAGAATGACGTTTACCCATTTTGACAGCACTCATTCTTTTCTTTGTCTCTTCAGAATGCCTTTTTCCTTTCATTCCACCTATTCTGCCTTTTTGCGATTCTCCTATTTTCTTTTTCATTTCTTCGGGCAGACATTTCCCAAACCAATATCCTTTTCCGCCGTTATTAGATAAAACGCTCTTCATAATATGTTCTTTAGAGTTTTTCTTGCCAAACCGACCGTTCCCATTACCCGGCAAACTGCCGCCTTTTCCTCCCAGGTGCATATTGTAGCTTGCAGGATTTTCAACCATTTCTTTATCAACAATAAAAGCTTCGCCCTCATAAGCCTCTTCAGCAGTATCATAGAGAAGCTTTGTTACTCGTCTAAAGTTTTCTTTGCCGTATTTCTTTATTGCTTTTCGTAGAGTGATTCCAGAACCTAAATAGCCATCATTTTCATCCAAAGAGCTGTGAACACCCCAATAGAACTTTCCATTCACAAGATTCGTTGTTTTATAGATATTATATTGTTTCATGATTATTCCAAATAAAGTTGCTCATACGCTTTTAGCATAGACCGCTTCCAACTGTAGCGCGTCATCCACTCATACACACCTGTTTCTTTTACTCCAAATGAAGCAGCTTCCTGAAGAGGTCTGACAATAACATTATCAATGCCCTGGAAGGCTTCGCCATAAACACAGAATAGAACCAGCTTCTCACATCTTTTTAGAAGCTCCGGAATGATGTTTGCAAAACATAAATGGTCACCAAGGCCGTGTGAAAGAGCTATGAACTTATAGCCCCATTTTGAGAGCTCTTTTCTAAACAGCTCTTCATCGTGCTCCCACAGAGTCTTGTCTGATTCTGCTCTAATGCCGCCCTCTGGATTGCGATAGTGCCAAGTAATCGCCGACCTATCAACAAGAAGCTTGTATCCCGCCCTGAAGAGCCTGTGTGAAAAAATAGTCTCTTCCCTGTGAGCAACTTTAGATAGTTCCATGCAGTAGTCTACAACATTTGTTCTATAGAGAAATGAGCTATAGAGATGCTCTGTTTCATAAACGCCAATACCTCTAGCCCATTGAATGTTGGGAAGCCTGTTTACATCTAAAAGCTTTATTCCGTATTCGGGCGCCTTAGCTTCTCCGCCTGGAGTTACAACGGACCCAGCAACAGCTCCAACACCCTCTTTCATGTGCGATAAGAGCTTCTCTAAAACATCAGGATTAGCAACCGTATCGTCATCCAATCGCCATACAAGCTTATAGTCATCTGATGTATTAGCCTTCTGATGGCCGTGGTGTTGGCCTAATCTAGGAGTCCAAGAAACTTCCCATTTTATACCAACAGCATCTAGATTTCTAAAAAGGTATTGATAGATGGGAACCTCTCGGAGGTCTTTGTGTTCGCCATCGTCGTATAAAACCAGCTTATCTGGCTTTATAGTTTGAGAAAGAACAGATGCTATTGCAAGAGGCAACGTCGTAAAGTATCTATCTTTCGTTGGTATAGCACAAAGAACTTGTTTACCAGCAATCACTTCAACTGTTTTAGTTTTTGTGATAGGATACCTCGCAGCAAGAATCTTCGTATTGTTCTCAAAGTGGTCATCCCAGTCTGCAAAATCATGAACAGTTGATTCGCCTTTATGCCAAATAGGCACAGAACCAATGATGCCTTCTGGGCCTTTGCTGGTCATCTTACCGGCAACAGCTAGTTCATAGCCTGCAGCAACAGCTTTTATACAAAAGTCAGTATCTTCGCCGGCCCCTTTGCCAAATGTTTCATCAAGCAAACCAATCTTTTCAAAGAGCTCTCGTTTTATCATAGCACAAAAGAAGATGATAAACTCTCGCTGAATGGACGGGCTGACCGACAATGATGGGCCTGTTATTCCGACTTTAGGATTCTTTTCAAAGGGCTCAAGCAACATGTTGATTGCTTCGTCTTTAGTTTGTTCTAAGAAAAAAGCATCACTATTGAGAAGTAAAACGTATTTTCCTCTAGCTATTTTGATTCCTTCGTTATTAGCTTTCGAGTAACCCAGCGCTTCGTCGAACCAAAGAAGTTTGAAACGTTCACCCAGGCCTTGTACATACTCTCTAGTTCTGTCAGTACATCCATTAGCAACTATAATCACCTCTTTGTCTTCAAGGTTGCAGTATTTCTGAATAGCCTCACAACACGGCTTCAAGCAATCCTCTAAATGATTCAATGTCCCTATGATGATGGACACCTTTATGCCATGATTCTGTTTTGCCATCAAGTCTTGATACCACTTTGAGTTCCACTTCTTACCAAGAATCAATGCATTACGATTTAGCCTTTCCATCATGTTAGGCATCTGAACAATAGTTGTGCCGCCCTTATGAGTCACTGGAAGACTTGGGATTTCTGCTAGCTTGTGTCCAGCATTTGACAACTTTATGCAAAGGTCAACATCTTCGCATGTTCCATCGGCAAAGATTTCGTCAAACATTCCGAACTCTTCAAAGAGCCTTCTTCTCATCATGGCACAATAGAAGATTACAAAGTTTCTATCTGTCTCCATGTTATGACGCATTTGCTTGCCAACAACACCAATCTTCGGGTCTGAATCCATGACAGCAAGTAGTTGCGTAATAACATCGCCTTGTAGAAATGCATCATTATTCAGAAAAAGAATGTAATCGCCCTTAGCTATTTTAGCTGCTTCATTATTGGGAACAGCAAAACCCATTGGCTTATCCCACCAAAGAAGCTTGAAGGGTTCGCCAAGAGATTCTACATACTGCTTTGTCCCATCTGTGCATCCATTAGCAGCAACAATGACTTCTGTTTCTTCGAGATTGACATACTTTTTGATTGCCTCAATGCAGGGTTTTAGGCAATCCTCTAAATGGTTGAGAGTAGGAATAATAATTGAAGTTTTTATCATGCATTTTTCTCCCGTCTATAATCCGACCATCGTTTTGCCACATCTGGTCTTTTCTTGCCTAACATTGGATTTTCTCTATTCATCCATTGTTTCTTTTTAGCTTCAGACATTTTGTATCTGCTTGCTTCAGATACATGCGTTCCTTTTCTTTTTGAAACTTTTCCTATTTTAGCTAATCTCATTTTTTCAAGAGATTCGCTCGAGTGCTTTTTACCAAAAAATGGATTTGATTCACCTTTTCTTACTGCTCTCAGTTTTTCTATTGTTTCTTGAGAAGGATGTTTTCCATATGAAGGATGATTTGCTCCGCATCGTTTTTTAGCCGCAGCGCTTGCACCCAGATTTTTTCTACCTAACATTATGGGTCCGCCATCACCTCCCTCTGTTATATTATATCCAATATCGTGATTTGTAGAATCAAAAAATCTTATCCAAAATCTTTCTTTCAGGTTTAGTTCTGTTCTATTTTCACTTTTATCAATAATAATACGTATAAAGTTTTCTTCGCCATATTTTTTGATAGCGGCAGTGATAAGAAGACCAGAGCCTAAATAATTATTATCAATATTCTTTCCACTAGCCTTGCCTACATAAATCTTTCTATTTATAAGGTTAGTTGTTTTATAGATTATCGATACTTTTGTCACATGCGTCTCCTTCTGCAGTGTTTTATTACTTTATCATTATATCATATTACGACCGAAGCTGCGCTCTAATCTCCTCATCAGTAACATTTAGTCTATATCTCACGATTAGATACGAAACAAATGTCTCTAATGATTCCGGTACGTATTTGAGTTGTTCTCTGTACGCTTCTATTTCGTATTTTAGCCTCCATTTTTTTGAGAATACGTATAAAATGCCATTCAATCCGCAAGTTCTATAGAATTGTTTGACATGTATAAGCTCGTGTTCTCTTAGACCTTCCGCTCGGTTTTTAGTGATAGTAGGAAACGTTTTTGAGGGTCTTATGAAAACAAACGGTCCTATTGTTGTTGCGCCAGCATTTGGAGACACAAAAAAATTTGTTGCGAAAATAAAAGCTGGAAAATACTTGTAAACCCAATATGTTTTCATTCTATCCTTCTTTTTGCGACCTAAAGAGATGATTCTTTCTTTCTGAAACAAAAGAAAATTGCTTCTTTTCTGACGTATCTGAAAGAAATATGTTGCTTTGCCTTGGAGAAATAAATTTAAACGTCTTTCCTTCAGAGACAAATATGAATGCTATCTCATCTCTACTTATAACGACTAAAATAGATATAGAGGCGTCACCATAAATAAGAGAACCATATTCAAAGTTTCCGTACATTAAACTCTCTACATCATAAATATATTTTGTAAATAAACCTTAGGCGCTGGGTTGGTTTAGAGTTGGACGATAACTTAAAATATACAAGACTGAACGTTCGTAAGCGGTTCATACGTATCAACTGTAAAATCGTCCCAGTTATAAGATGTCTGACCTGAATAATTTTGTTGAACTAATCCACACCATCCTGGATCACCCGTTAGAGAATCAGTTACACTTCCGCGGGATGTATAAGTTCCCGAATTTGCATCAGTCAATAATGAAATTGTTGTCCCTATACATTGAATTCTAATGTGGTCTGGATTAGACGTCGCGGGCGTAGTATAAGACACAATAATTGTATCGGCAACACCTGCATCATGAGCATAAAGATAGCAGGGTGTTGAGCGAAATTGATAGTGACTTGCATATCCCTTATGATGTCCTGATGTATTTGATATTCTACAATAATTCCCTCCCCAGTTCGCTGCGCTTCCGGATTGCTTTGCTGTCACACGTTGATCAGCCTGAGTTAATCCACCGCCGTCATCATAGTAGCTCTCTGCTAATCTCCAGATTGCTGCAAGAACAGCAGTTGCAGCATTTGATCGAATGGCTAGTGGTTGACCGGCACCCCAATCTGTTCCAAGATACCAATTACCCGTGCCGCCAGACATCGTTTCATCGGCTCTAGTAAAATTATCTGTTACTTTATTTATCCAAATACCCATTAGAATTTTTCTCCTGCAAAATGAAACGCCTTATCTAATCTTCGATGAGCATAGAGTTTATCGAAAGCAGCTGGAAGTAAAGATAGAACCTCTCTAACAGTGGTCGTAGCCGTAAAACCAGAAACGTCAACACCAACAGTGCCCAGCCAATCACGAATTTCATTTCTACATTCGGGCGGCACCTGAGAAATCGTCAAATCTAAATTCTCACCTAAAAACTGTCTTACGTTGAGATATCCTCTTGAATGAGCCATTTGTTGAATGTTAAAAAGTTTGATTACTAAAAGTAAAATGTCTCGTATTGTACTTTGAGCTGTCACCCATTCTAAATTTACGCCATGATTTTCCAAAAATGTTTTAGCATTCGTTCTCCACGCAATTGGAAGTGCCGACATCGGAGAATTAAGTATCTGTGTCAAATGAGCTGCATCTTTCGCACGGATTGGAAGAACCTTTTTTATTCTAGCATCTGTTTCAATAAGGTCTAATAAAGCATCGGTTGTTTCTACCCATGTAAGATGAACCTTGCGATGATTATTATGAATACTGTGAAGATTTCCATCTTTATACATGTAATCATGAACAAGTGAGCGGAAGGGACCTGTTGTTTCCGACCATGTAGCTGGGTCATGAGACAAACTTAGGCCACTTCCAATTTCTGGTGCAAGATATATTTGCGAAGGCATACGTGAGTCCCTCAGCTTATTTTGTTATTTTCAGTGCTACAGTGCATTTCTGTATCGTTGCACATGAATCAACGTTAAATCTTATTACATCGCCAGCGGCAATTGAAGTTGTCCAGTTTGTCAATGATGTATCTTCTGATTTAATTCCGCTAGAGATAGTTGGCTTAGTTCCAGAAGCACTTATCATAGTATCTGCCACAGTTGGAGGATAATTATTGTAAACGTCTTTCCAGATATCAATCACAATTGAGCCAGATTGGTCTGCTAACAGAGTTGCAGAATTTAATGTGCATGCAAATGGGACACGAATGTCGCCCTTTACTCCTGTTGCAATTGCAGCTCCTCCTCCGTCTATAATAAATGCAATCGCATTAATTGAACCGCCACCTGAGTAGCCAGAGATTCCTGAGTAGCCAGAGATTCCTGAGTAGCCAGAGATTCCTGAGTAGCCAGAGATTCCTGAGTAGCCAGAGATTCCTGAGTAGCCAGAGATTCCTGAGTAGCCAGAGATTCCTGAGTAGCCAGAG